GTAAACGCTCGACTACACCGGCGCAGGGGGTGGGAGCCAGTCTGGTATTCGGCCCTTGAAATAACCTCCGGCCTGTGAGATAGCCCCACAGCCAATGCTCGAAAGGTTTTAAGTACGAAGCTATCGACAGGTTGTACCGGGGTGACCTTGGAAAAATCATCCTGGGTTTACCATACTTCCTGCCAAACTTCTCCGCCTTCAGAAAAGCCCCTAGCTTTGCATCGCTCGAGGTGATTGGACCCTCGACACGAAGTGACTCTTCTGCAACAAGATACCTACGGCGCAATAACCCTGTGTAAGATTGCGCTACTTCCAGATGGCTCCATCTTTCACCGCTGTATGCCCTAGCAACCATCCTTAGTCTTCGAAACCAACGAAGGACGGGTAAACGCTCGACTACACCGGCGCAGGGGGTGGGAGCCAGAGACCGCTTCAAAAGGGCAGCGACCTCGTTGTGGTTACAGTTCATGTGCACCGAAGGGACCCACGTCCCTTCAGCCTCTGGCAAGTGGCCAACGGTGCACACACTATACATACGCCTCCTGTCCTTAGGATCGCAGCCCAGTTCGCTTTTAGCGGCGAGGTAAGCGCCTGCTCGAAGGGGTAAATCAGGTACCCCCAAGCAAACGCCCCGCAAGCAAACCGGGCTGTCCTAAGCGACAGAAGTCCACCATCCACCACGGAGTGACTCCGGGGGGTGCTGTTCAAGAATGGACGCCCCGATAACTTCCTGTGTGGTGGGAAGATATGCGATAGCGACAGAGGGGGCCAATACGTGCGCCACCTCCTCGATGTCCATTCCAACTTTCTTGCACCAGTCGGAAGCCCGAGTGCGCAACGCTAGAACAAGCGCTGGACTCCTCTTCCTCAGACTGGCGTAAACAGCGAGCTTGGCCAGCAGTTCGGGATAGACCCTGAAAGTCTTCCCTTCGTGGAACGCGTAAGTGTAGGCGTACACACGCGCAACTGCTGCCTCACCCTCCCCCGTCACCATTGTGGTTGTTCCTCCTCCAAGGAACTTCAATCCGGCTGCTCGCGCATCTGCAAAGACGCGTAGGCCACGGCAGTTCGCATACTCTCGGGTGAGGTCTGGTGTCCACCGACCTTTGAGTAAGCTCCCTACCAAGCCACGTGCCTCGCCCAGGTCAAGTTCATCGCTCAAAGCGTTGACCCAGCGTGCGCGCTGCCGAATTCTACTACCTCCCGGTAGTTCAGATGTC